GCAGTGGATTGTATTTAATGCCGGGTTTGAGCTGCGCTGGTTTATCGCCGCCGGATCGCCCGAAGTTGCCTGCCGCGACGTCGGCTATCTGCGGCGCGCTATTATGGGCGGCGGGCAGTATGCTCTGAAGCAGCTTATTGCGTGGGATCTCGGTCGCGAGATGGATAAGACCGAGCAGGCAAGCAATTGGTCAGACCCAGATTTGACAGACAGCCAGCTCGAGTACGCATACAACGACGCGCTCGAGACGTGGGATCTATTCCAGCACTGGTACGACCGAGCTGATCAGGACCACCTGAAGGCTTGGCAGATGCTCGACGACATGGTGCCGCCTGTGATCGAGATGGAGGAGGCAGGGATGCTGCTCGATACCCACAGGCACGACCGGTTGATTGGTGAGTGGGCACGCATCCAGCACAAGAAGGTCGCAGAAATTGCCGAGACAGTTGGGCCGGACGACGTCGCTAACATCCGCAGCGACGCGCAGTGGTCAGATTACTTTGGTCGGATATTGCCAGACCACGTCGTTGATAGCTGGCCGCGCACGGAGAAGACTGGGCAGTTATCAATGAAGGGTGAGGTGCTACGCAGCGTTGCCGCACAGTTTGAAGTGGAGCACCCCGACAACCCACTGACGGCTCTTCTCGACGCGCTGGCTGCCTATAAGAAGGTATCCAAATATCTTTCCAGCTTTGGCGACAGTCTGTTACAAAAGGCATACGCCTCTCCCGATCAGCGCGTTCGCGCAAGGTACAACATTGCAGCAGCGAAGACTGGCAGGTTCTCTTGCAGCAGTCCAAATTTACAGCAAGTGCCGCGTGACAACGAGCTCCTCGGAGAGGCGACCAGCGTGCGGTCATCTTTCGTTGCGGCCAAAGGTTACCGGCTGGTTAGCTTCGACTATTCCGGTATCGAGCTGCGTGTGCTGGCCTTGCTAGCGGGGGACGACCAGCTTCTCGAAGACATGGTGGAGGGCGACGTCCACGCCGAGGTCGCCGCTGTTATTGCCGGTCACTCTATTGATAAGTCTACGCCGGAGGGGAAGAAGGCCCGCACCGCAGCAAAGGGTGTCAGCTTCGGAATTATATACGGCAGCGGCGCATCCGGCCTTGCCGTCAACATGCGAACGACCGTCGAGAAGGCCGAGGAGTACATCGCGTTTTGGGCTGACCGCTACAGCAATGCGTTTGATTACCGCAATAAGATGATGGATGAGGCCAGCCGCACGCGATACATCCGCTGCGTAGACGGCGGCACGATCTACATGGGCAAGAAGCCAGACCTGCCTAAGTGCGCGAATTACCCAGTGCAGCGGGCGGCGTTGTCGGTGATGGCTCGGGCGCTGATTCGGCATAAGAACACGCTCGACGCCGCCCGCTTTTGCGGACAGCATGGCAGCACAAAAATGATCTCGACGATCCACGACGCGATCATCGATGAGACACTACTGGCCGACGCCGGTAGTTGCCTGTCCCTGATGGAGCAGGACATGACGGAAGCCTACCTCGACATTTTCCCAGCAGCCCCAACAGAGCGGCTTGTCGAAGGCGGCGTAGGCACAAGCTGGGCTAACTTAGAATGAGGAGACATTATGTTTAATCGAACCATCAACCTCGAGAAGCGTGTTGCAGTTTTAGAAAAGAGCGTTGCAGCCCTAGAGAAAGTTGCGAAAGCGCGGTCTAAGAAACCACTTACCCCTTCCGGTTGGCGTGGCACCCGTCGTACGAAGAACAATACTTTTTTTATTAAGCGCAAGTATTACGACGTCTACGACACCGCCAAGATGCTGAAGAATATTAACTTATCTACAGAAGAAATTATGCAGTTGCGCTGGTCGCACGGCAGCGTAGAGAGCGCAATTAAAAGCGCGCTACTGCGGAGCGGGCTGGGCAAAGGCGGGTCTATGTCATCAAATGAATGGAGCAAAAAATGAGCACGCAATTAGGTTTTGATTTTTACGAAGCCGACGTTAGGTCAACCGTTCTACAAACGGCGGAGCAATATGTGACCGGGGACAGGTCTACCGAGCACGGAGATATGGAAGAAAACTTTAGGACTATCGCAGATTATTGGTCTACGCACCTTGCCGTCGATGTGACCGCGATAGATGTCAGCATAATGATGACGTTGTTGAAAATCGCACGGCTTAAAAGTAACGCCCAAAACATTGACAGTTGGATTGACGGGTGCGGGTATCTCGCTCTCGGTGCAGAACTATCGGAGGAAGCAGCGTGACTAGAACCCAAGCCGAGAGGCAGAAAGATTACGAGCAGAGATTGCGAGATGAAGGCTATCGCCGTCTGCAAATATGGGTGCGGAGAAAGGACGCCGACAAAGTTAAAGAGTTTGCCGCGTCTCTTAGAAAGGAGTAGGCTTGCAGCTCTCTCTCACTAAAAAACTGACCTCCTTTTTTGGGGGTCTTTTTTTATGCCAAACTCTCTAGCCGCTGAGCGTGACGCTCGGTGCGTTCCGGCGTCTGTCGGTACAGCTTACTGTCTCTCAGCTCCTCCGCTGCCGTCATCCACATAGGCGGCTCTTGCTCCAGCGCTTCGTGGTGCTTGACAAAACGAGAGTATCGAGGGGCACCAAGCTGAAACGCAAGAGAGATCACTGTGATCTGCGCGGGGACGGGCCAACTCTCCAACTCTGGCTGTAACCGGAGCGCGTCACTTTTTGCGGTAGCCACATCCTGCGTGAATAGTTGGCTGACGCGGGCCTCGCTTACTTCAGTGCCGACCGGCCAGCTAAATTCAGGATCGCTTTCTACAAGCAAGTGTCCAATGCCCATTGTAGCTTTTTGGAGGTGGTCTAAATAAATTCGGTAGTCTCCGTTGCCCTCATCTTGTTCGAGTAGTTCGCGCAATTCATCCATCATTTTTTCTTCTCCATTGGGGCAACAGCCTTCTCATAGTAGATGATGATCTGCTGCTGTTGTTGTATGTATTTTTTTAGAGCTGCCACGTTCAGGGCCAGCGTCTCATATCCCCTAACAGAAATTGCGTAGAATAATAGATCGCCATTCTCTTTTTTAAAGCGAGCCTTGAACGCCTCGTAGGTGTCAGGGGTTACCACATAGAAATGCATATCCGACAGCTTGACAGGCTGTGGTCGGTTGGGCGTCGGTATCTTGCGCTCGACCTCGACCGTCTTGATCTCAACCGGCAACACATCCTTGAAGGTGCTGCAACCGCTACTTAGCAGCAGGAGCGGCACCAGACAGCACTTCAAGAGACCTGAATAACTTGGCCGTCCCAGCATTAATTTTTCTTTCAACGAGCCCCGGCTTTTTGAGGCTTAGTTTCGTTAAGTCATGCTTGCGTAATTTATTAATTAGCACGTCGCGATATTTATTCGCTGCCGCCATATTTGATTGCAGCTCTTTGTTCAGCTCCGCAAACTTCTCCCGATCCTCAATCATCGTGTTGATCGTGATATCCTGCAGCTTTTTGGCTGTCTCTAACTTAGCCGTGTTCTCGGTCAGGATCTGGATGCGCCGCTGGCTGTCTTTGTAATAGTAGTAAGCCCCGTAAACTGAACCGGATACAAGACCCACCACTACAACAAGGACATAGATTTTTAGCATCAAAGGATGCCCTTCTCCCTTAGAACAAACGCAATCGCAGCAGCACCGACCGCCACCATAATCACGATTGGCTGATCTATGAGAACGCCAATACCTACGCCGCCAACTGCGGCTGCCGCATACGACGAAGGTTCTTTCATACGATCTTCAATCCATTTTAACATTTATTTTCTTCTCTTTCGTTTGGGTTTAGCTGAGGCCTTAATGGCCGCCGCTGTAGGAGCACCCTTGTCTCCCGGATTTCGCATTCGCTCGTCGCTACCTTGCTTAATGCGATTGCGCTTCGCTTGAATGTTGGCCCAAAGGCCGGGTGATTTAGCCATGTGCATTGTAACCTTTTTTTAGCTTAAAGTTATTTATTTTTCATCCATACAGAAACTGACATATACGCGCCGACGAGGCCCGCCCCTGAAAGATAGAATAAATTACTGACGTCGCTCATGGCTTTTATGCGGTCAATGGGTAGGACAAACATAACCGCCGTAAATAGACCCATCGCAGCCAGAGTAACCCACGCCATGTGGCGTTGTGCATCACCTTTCTCGGCAGCCTCGACAGCCGCTAGCGCCGCAAGTTCCGAGTCACTGACGACGCCATCACCATCAAGGTCGAGGTCGCTGTGCTTGCTGTCTGCTTGTAACTTCTTTTGTTTTGCCATTTCATTTTCCTTTCAGCAAGGGGTTATCGAGTGCCCTTTGAAGCCGCTTATTTAATGTTGCTTCAAGCGCATCGAGCTTCGTGTCTACGCTGGAAATTTTTGCATCGAACCTTTCACTAGCACTCGAAGTGATGGAGCGCAGGGTTCTCTCAGCTTGCCGCATTGCCGATCTGGTGTCGGCGTCTGCTTGGCGGGACCGGCGATCTACGCCGCCGATAGATTTGTAGATTTTCGCGGAATCGCTCCGCTGGTCATCTCGAAGGTCACGGGCAAGTTGTTGTATCTCACCGACCCGCAAACGCACAGACGCCATCTCTTTTCGGACAGCATCAACAGTTTCGTTTTGGACTGCTAATTCTTGTCGGATGCCTGAGAGGTCAGGGGCTGAGTAGCTGGCAATCTGCTCCCGCATATTCATATAATCTTTGTAAAATTCAAAGCCGAAAAAAAGACCAGAGCCAATTGTTCCCAACAGTGGAACTAGAAGAAGCAGCTTACTGCCCCCTAGCTTTATGCCCTTGTATTCTATTTCAGCCATTACCGTTTCCAGTCGAGTTGCACGAGCGCATCCATTGCCCCGTTTGAGCTACCGAATAGCGTGTAATTTTGCATTGGGTTAACCAGACTGCGGTCGTCGTTCATCGATTTAGTCGGCATGGTCACCACATCCACCAGCGCATTAGTCGTCTCAATTCTTGGCGCGATCATCCCCATTGCTACGAGCATCGTTGTTTGCGCTGCTGCTGAATATCTTTGCGACGGTGCGATCTTCGCCACCACCTTCTGCGCTGCTGCTCCGATTTTCTGCTGCCTTGTTTTTGGTGCGGTAGGTTGCGCGGCTTCGGGCGCGGCTTCTGGCGCTGCTTCTGTTGTTTCTTCTGACGATGACGATGCCTCCGCTGGTTCAGGTGCCTGTTCTATTTGTGCCTCAATAGTCGCCTCGGCTTGAGCTTCCTGTTGTTGCTGTTCTACAGGCGGTGGTGGGAGGTCAAGTTGTATAGGAGCGATTTCAGGTGGAGGAGGTGGAGCCTCTGGAGCAGCAGCTACAACAACTGGGGCTGCTGCCGGTGGGGGAGACGAGGACACCGGGGGCGCTACAATAATCTCAACAGGCGGCGGTGGGGCAATTGCAACTTGCTGATCGACCACCGAAATCTGATCGAGTATCTGTTGCTCGATAATATTTTGATAAGTGAACGACAGGGTGGGATCAGAAAACTTTGGTCCAAAGAACCCTGAGTGAAATCCCGCGTCTATGCCAAACAGAGAGAAGCTCCCTGTCAAAATTCCAAAACTGTTCGCTGCTATAGAGTTGGAAAACGAGAACAGCCTGTTGCCAGTGAAGTCCAGCTCCACTTCGTGCGTGAACTTTTTCGCTACTGCGTCCCCGTCCAAAAGCGTAACGCCTAACGTAAAAAGATCGCGGCAGTCTCCCGCCTGTGTGACGCTGGTGCATGTAGCAAGTCTTGAATTTGAAACATGGCTGTTCACCGTCACCGCACTGTTAAGATCAAACCCCCTTTGAACCTCGGCCTTGGTCAAAGGGACATCAAAAGTGCTTGTGTAAGTGCCGCCACCCGCCGAAGCGTTGCCCGTGCAAAACTCTCCGGCACTGCATCCAGATGTAGAACTCGAAGTTGTTGAGCCGCTTGTCGTGAACGTAGATAAGTTTGGAAGGATGTTGCCGGTCGTCACAGTCTCTGCAAACGCAGAAAAAGACATCAGCAAAAGTACGACAAGCCAGCGCATTAGTCGGTCCACTCGTTTTCTTGAATTTGTTTCAAAGAATTTTCAACGGCTTTTTTCTGGGCCGCAGCTACTATGGCTGGTGCCTCCTTGCGGATTATGGAACCTTCCGGTGATTTCTCCGGGAACTTGATCCACTCATCGCGAGCCGCGTTCCCAATCTTGCCCATAAACGGACAGGGCGAACCAGCCATCCACATGGCGTCCCACACGCGCACATCCTGACAAAGTAAGGCGATGCCCGCGATTTTGAGGCCCATTCCGAACACGGATCGAGATAGCTTAATCCTCTGGCACACAGAATCTGTGGTAGTAGTACCCCCGCTAAGACCAAAAATACCCGTCTGTAACGCCGCACTGGTGCCGGTCTGGCAGATATCGCTGTTGACAACGTTGATGCTGGGACTGGAGGCCGTGGGCGGCGTTTTATCTACAACCGTTGAACTACTGACCGTCGAGACTGTATCTGCGGACTTAACCACCCCCGCCGTCAGGATAAAAACCAACACCGCGAGGAACGCGGCTAGTGCAATTATCAGCGGCCTAAAAGCCATGCTACATCTTCCACAGCATCCCGGCCATCAGAAGGATAACCGCACCGGCTGATGAAATCATCACCAACTCCAACCGTTTAATTCTTACGATAGTCTCTCGCCAACGCTCGGAACACACCGCCTCATGCGTCGTCAGCTTAGCTTGCACATCTTTAATAGTATTTGCCATCACGGAGCGACCGGCCAAGTGACGTTCCCTAGAACGCCGTTGCTATCGAGGGTTGGACTACTGCTCGTGGCGGGCAGGTTTCTAAGCGCGACCCGATACGCTTTCCAAGCGTCTGTCAGGGTGAGGTCTGATGATGCTCGCCAGTCACACTCGGCCAGTTTTCTGTCCCGTTGCCGCCGCAATTCCGCCATCGGAGCAGCAGATTCGAGGGCACTTTTTTTATTATTAATGTCAGCTTCAGAAGGCTTTGCCGCTGCATCGAGCCAAGTCAGGCCGGAATATTCGTCGCCGCTCCACTTCCACTCTTCTCCGGGGCGCAGTGCCGCTAAAGCTTGTTGTTTAGTGGTCATGGTGCAAACTCCATAATTGTTATTAGTGCGCCAGATCGAAGGTTATTGGCACTCCCGTTACTGCCATAATTTGACATAAATATGCCAAACGGCAGGGCGCTAGTACCGCCAGCCGCCGCACTATAGCTAAGAGTAAAAGAGCCGTAATCTCCGTCACGATCTGCGCCGTAACAACCTACTGTAGCGCCATTAAGCAAGGTCGCAGTATTGTCAGACGCAGACGCTCGCATTTGAATGGTGATGGCAGCGGTATCGTAATTGTAACCATGATCGCCTACTAAAAAACCACTGCACGTAACGTATATTATATGGTCCGCAGAGGTCGGGGTGATGGAAGCATCAAGGCCAGTATCCTGCAAAGTATTGCTGGTCGTCGCAAAATTACTGCCTAACTTGGCAGTAATGAATTGAGTGCATTTGCCGCCACCACCAATATAAGTTTTTAGCCTAGAGGCCGCAGTCTTCCTGTTTGTACCACCTGCACCATCATCAATAATAAACAAATCAGCATCAACGATATCAGCACCAATGTCCGTACCACCGTCAATATCAAGATCAGCAATCGCAATGGAACC